CCACGGTCTCGCTGTTGAAGGCGACGGCGCGGGAGCGCAGGCCGGCCACGGTGGTGAAGTTGCCGAGGCCGTCGCTGTCGACCTTGAGGAGGAGGTCTTTGCCTTTCTGGGCGGGCATTGGTGGGGGCTCCTGGGGTGAGATGGTCAGTTCGGCTCTGAGTGTCTGGGTAGGGTTGGGGAGGAACGACACGTAAGGGGTGTTCAGGAGCGAACGGGAGGCAGGGGCGGGCGATGCTTGTCCGCTGCTCGCCATTCATTATTCGCTATTTGCTTCCAAGGTCGGCCGTAGCGATGTGAGTCAACCGGCGTCGAGGCTGCCGACCAAGCTCACCATCTCGCCACTCACCATCTCACGAATAGCGCACGCGCATTTGAAACGGCGTGCAGCGGAATTCGTCATCCGCACCAAGGTGTTGCCCGTATCCGGCGCATGTCGCGCTGAGGAGACGAGGCGGTGCCTGCAAGACGAAGCATCCGGGTGGTGAAGCTGGCGATTGCCGTGGTCTCGGTGATCAACGCCAGCTCGGCGCTTGCGGTGCCGCTGAAGGCGCCGGTGCGGCCGTGCGGTGCACAGGTGCTCGCGGACAATGCTCATCCTGGCGAGGCGCAGGCGCGTGTGCGGCGGCCGCCGCGGGTGCCGCGGCGCGAGCCGTATCTGCACGCGGAATGGCGGGTTGGCGAGTGGTGAGGCCGTGAGGTGGTGAGCGATGGCCGGTCTTCGTGGCGCCGGCCGGCTTTCAGCAGCGAAAGCCAAACTCACCACCTCACCATCTCACCGCTCATGGGTGTCAGCCCAAGCCTCGCGGGGGGCGGACGAGCTGGCACCTACGGCTCGGTGACGGCGCGGAAGCGGGCGGTGGCGTGGATAGCCTCGCCATCGGTGTCGCGGCGGATGTCGGAGTGCTCGTGACGGAGGCTGATGAGGCTATGGCCGGCGACAGCGAGCGGCTGGTCGTGCAGGGCGGTGCGGACGGCGCCGAGGATCTCGTGCGCCTGCTTCTTGCCCCGTGTGCCGGACCAGACGTGCACAGTGAGGACGTGCTCCGTGCCGTCCTCGCTGCCCGTCGACCAGTCCTGCGCCGTCATGCGTCCGAGGGTGACGTAGGGGAGCGGGGTGCCCTGGGGCACGTCATCGAGGATGCGGCCAGGACCGAGGAGCGCGGTGAGCGCGGCGTCGGCGCTGAGGGCAGCGAAGATGGCTTGCTGGAGGGGCCACATGGCGGGGTGAGGTGGTGAGATGGTGAGTGGTGAGTTTGGCGTAGGTTGGGTCGAGCGGAGCGAGACCCAACGCGTTCGAGGCCCCACCATTGTTGGGTCTCGGCTTCGCCTCGACCCAACCTACGAGGGGTCAGACCCGCAGGGTCTGACCCCTACAAGGGGGCGCCCCAGATGCGGCGGACGGCGCGCTCCAGGGCGTCGCGGCGGGTGTCGTCGTCGGCGGTGCGCTCGAAGGCGGAGACGGCTTCGAGCTCGTCCTCGAGCTCGCGTCTCAAGCGTGCGACGGCGCGGGAGGAGAGCAGCTCGTCGCGGATGCGCTGGGCGAGACGGCCGCCGGGGCTTCCGGCAGCGGGGGTGGCGGTGATCTTCACAGGGAGCGCTCCTCGCAGAGGCAGATGAGGTGGGTGCGGCGGGGGCCGTCGAGGACGGCGACGATCTCGTAGATGCGGGCACCCTGGCGGAAGCGCATCGCCGGCACGACGCCGGGGCGGTGGCGGAGCCAGACCTTGTGAGTGAGGCGGCCGGCGATCTGGTCGTGGCTGAGCCGCTCGTCGCCGTTGATGGGGCGGACGTGCGCCCACACATCCGTGATGGGCTGCCATGTGACCGCCGCGCCGCCGCCGCCATCAGGCGTGCGGACGGGCTGCTCCAGGGTGAGGCGATCGCGGAGGGTGCCGATGTTCATGGTGAGGTGGTGAGTGGTGAGTGGAGGCAGTAGGGCAGTAGGGCGGTAGGGCAGTAGGGCAGTAGGGCGGTGCGCATGGATGGAAGACGGTGACGCTTCGTAGGTTGGGTCAAGCGAAGCGCAGACCCAACGCATTCAGGGCACGGCGGTTCTGCTTCGCCGGCGTTGGGTCTTCGCTATCGCTCGACCCAACCTACGAAAGATCGGAGCCTTGGTGGCCACATGCGCCGACCGATACTCGCCATCTCACCACTCACCATCTCACCCCGTCAGAGACGTACGGCCCGGTAAGGCGCCAGCAGCTCCGTCACCATCGCCGGGAGCGGTACGGGCTGCGCGCCCTGCTCCAGGGGGGAGCGGTGCTCGTACCAGTGGGCGACCAGGAGGAGGATGGCCTGGCGGATGGGAGCGGGCACGTCGGCGGCGGCAGGGCCGTAGCCGGCGGTGAAAGCCACCTCGATGCCGTTGGCGATGCGGCCGGGCCTGGGCCAGGGGAGGGCGCCGTGGCGCACGAGGCGCGGCGGCGCGGCGGTGCCGTCGAGGAAGTATGTGACGGGGTCGAGCGTGGTGGCACCGCTGCTCTCGTCGTAGAGGCGCACGGCGGCGATACTCTGGATCGGGCGCAGCGGGAATTCGACAGCGCGGCCGGGCGGCCAGGCGTCGAGGTGCCAGGACCAGCTCTGGGTGACGAGGGCGAGGCCGGCGGCGGCCTCGACGTGAAGGCGCGAGGTGACGATGAGGCTGGCGATCAGCGTGTCCTCGGCGGTGCCGTCGACGCGCAGGTGCGCCTTGGCCTCGGCGAGCGTGACGGGCTCGACGGCCGGGCCGGAAGTGAGGATGAGGGGCATGTTGGTGGTGAGATGTGGTGAGGTGGTCAGTTTGGGCGTGAGATCGTGAAGTCGTGGGATCGACGTTGTGAGAGCGAGCGGGATCGGACGTGGGGAGGGCACGCCGATCCCGCTCGCGTCGCCCTTTCCCGCGGAGGGGGCGCGCGGGCTGGGCGAAAGACGGCAGCATTGTAGGTTGGGTCGAGCGGTAGCGAAGACCCAACACGGGTGATGCGGAACCGTCGAATCCTGAATGTGTTGGGTCTGCGCTTCGCTTGACCCAACCTACGCTTATACGGAGAACCGCAGGAGCTTGATGGCGTCGAAGTCCTGGACGCCGCCGCCGACGCGCTTGGTGGTGTAGAAGAGGACGTAGGGCTTTGAGCTGTAGGGGTCGCGCAGGATGCGGATGCCGGCGCGGTCGACGATCAGATAGCCGCGGCGGAAGTCGCCGAAGGCGATCGCGTAGCTGTCGGTGGCGATGTTGGGCATATCCTCGGATTCGGCTACGGGGAAGCCCATCAGGGTGGAGGCGTCGCCGGCCTTGGCGGCAGGCTGCCAGAGATAGTTGCCGTCGCCGTCCTTCATCTTGCGGATCACCGCCTGCGTGGCGCGGTTGAAGACGAAGGTGCCGTTGGCCCGGTAGCCGGACTTCACGGTGTAGACAAGGTCGATCAGCTTGTCGCCGGCGTTGCTGGCGGGGAAGGCGCCGGCGGTGCCTGTCGTGATGTAGCCGATGTTGCCCCAGCTCCAGGAGGCGTTGGCGACCTTGGTGTAGTCGAGGAAGCCCTTGGGTCTGGCGGTGCCGTTGCCGGTGACGAAGGCGGTGCCTTCTTGGGCCGCGAAGCTGCCCTGCACCTCGTCGGCGATCCACTCGTCGATGTCCACGGCGGCGTCTTCGAGGAGAGCCGAGGTGGCGGCCGGCATGGCGTAGAGCTCCATGGTGGGGAAGGCGAGCTCGGCCAGCGTGGGCGTGCTGGTCTCGGGGCGAGCGGCGGTCTCGGCGACCCAGCCGGTGGCGGCGTCAGTGATGGCGAAGGGCTTCTTGTAGACCGAGCCGGAGACGCGGCGGATCTGGGCGATGGCGCGGACCGGCGAGATGTTGCGCACGCCGCGGTTGACACGGGTCTCCAGCTCCTCGGTGGCGAGGTAGCCGCCGTCGGGATTGGAGCCGATGGAGAGAGCCTTGGCTTCGAGATCGCGCAGGCCGGTGGCATCGCCGGTGCGGACGTAGGCGTCGAATGCGGCCTTGTGCTGCAGGGCGACGGTGGAGCGGGGGCCTTGGTTCGCCGGGCTGCCGAGGTGCGGGCGGGCAGCCTTCAGCGCTAGGTCGTCGACGACGCGCCTGGTCTCGTCGAGGACGCGGTTGAGCCGGTCGACCTTGTCGGTGGTGACGACATCGGCGCCAGCGCGGCGCTCCAGCTGCGAGAGGCGCTCGTCGTTGCCCTCCTTGAAGGCGTCGAAGGCGCGCATGAAGTCGCCGAAGGCGGCGTTCAGGTCGTCGGTGGATTTGGTTTCGAGCATGGAGTTCCTCTTGGCGGTTTGGAGATGGGGCAATAGGCAGTAGGCAGTAGGCAGTAGTCGGTCGAGCGAGCGAGACCGGCTCAACCCACTACTGCCCACTGCCTATTGCCTACTGCCTCAGACGGCGGGTGGCGGCGGAGATGGCAACGAGCAGGCGATGATCAGCGTCCGAC